GGTTTATGCGTATTAAATGGGGGCTGGGGGGTTGGCGGGTGGCGTGGTGGTGGTCGGATACTTTGCAAGGGATTCGGCTCTTGGCTTGCGAAGTTTCATTCGCTTGTGTCGAGGTTTAGGAGTTTTTGGTGTTGCATCTTGTTGTTGCTCAACAATGTTGCTCTTGTTGATACAATACTTATTATTCGACAAATGGTTTTCTGGTTTGGTAGTAACTGGTTGAATATCAATATAGTTATGACTACTTTCAATTTGTCGCTTTTCCGCACTCGCTGTGATTTTCTTTCTGCCCGCGATGCCAGCGAGAAGCTGCGCTAGGTTGCCCGATATTCCATGCGTAACATCTTGACTTACTTGTAGTCGCGCGCTTGGTATTGCGTGATTGTAAACGCGCTCAGCAAGCCAAGCTTTTGCCTGCCAACTCTTTTGGCCTGCCAATTCTATGTCTCGCAATAAGGAAAGTTCGTGCTTTTTTCTCGCGGTTTCCACTCTACGTGCAAACTCAGGCTTTCTACTTGCCCACGTTTTAATCGTGTTCGCATTCACTCCCACAAGTGCGCCCGCTTTCTCGAGTGTGAATCCACTGCCACAAGCTGCCACAATTTCATCGGCAATTTTGTCCGTAAATATCTCGCGCCCGTTCTTTGCCTTTTCGATAGGTGCGGTGGAGTCCGCTGCTTCATCCATAAGTTTTACTTCTACCACACTTTGACTGAAATAAAAACTATTGACTTATCCAAGCGGATGGCATAGCTTGTCGATATGCAAACAAAACACACAGCGGAAAACACCGAAGCGAGCGCGGTAGAAGTCACTCGCAAACGCACCACAAAAAGACTTGGCGAGTTTTATATCTATCGCGGATGGCTCATAAAAAAATGGGATAATAATTATCTCAATGATCCAGACATTCGCGGCGTGCAATGGAATACATATAGAAACTTGGCCGCCTATCATGCGGGCGGCACGATAGATATTGCCCGCACTTTGCGAGATGCAAAAATGTATATTGATATTTGCATTAACAGGGATGCGTTATGATTGACCTTACCCTAGCAATCTTATTCCTCTCGCCTTGCGTTCTGTTTATGGCGATTGGGTACTTCGGTAAAAACTAAACAAAAGAAAGAAAACACACTATGAAAAAAACATTCAAAATTGGTGAATGCTGCGCGGGCGGTATTATTAAGGTTAGCACAAACGGCAATAACAACGGGCTTCTAGTTGTGAATTGTGATTTCACAACAAACGCACAAATTGGAGTAAGGCTGTTTAGATGGCCTTTAGATCTATTCAATATCGAATTATATTTGAATGATCTTACTACCTCCTACTACGCATCAAAAATCATTGACTATATAAAGGAGAAAACAAAATGATGACATTCGAACACGCGACAACGTCAACGGGCGGCGGATTCTCCCGCCCTTCTAAAATGCCTTGCCCCGCCTATTCTATTCCCGCGAGCCTTTGTAAGGTAGGCGGGAAACTCAGGAAAGTTGAGGGTTCGGTATGTAGCAAGTGCTACGCGATGCGCTCGACTTATCTATATAAAAGCACACGGGACGCGATGGCTCGCCGTTTGCGTTCCCTGCGCCGTAACGATTGGGTGGAGAGTATGGTTTACCTTATTGAGGCTGAGGGTAATTCGTTCTTCCGATGGCACGATTCGGGAGACCTGCAAAATTCGAATCATCTTAAAAAGATAGTGGAAGTTTGCGAACGCACCCCAAACGTGCGCCATTGGCTGCCAACGCGGGAAGCGGGCATATTGCAATCGTTCGTAAATAACGGCGGGAAAGTGCCTGAGAATCTAACTATCCGCCTTAGTGCGCATATGATAGACGGCGTTGCACCGTTGCCATTAGCTCGCCGTTTAGGTGTTCAGGTTTCAACTGTAGTAACAAGCGGGAAAACATGCCCATCCGCAGAGCAGGGTAACAAGTGTTTAACCTGCCGCGCGTGTTGGGATAAAAATAAGGAGGTAGTAGCATATGGAAAGCATTAAAGGGAGATTTGGGAATAAAGAATTCAGGGTCTGGAAGGATTCAGAAATTGAACTTTATTTCTGGACGTGGGGAATCTATGGCGGCCAAGTGGCAAGCCTAGCAAGATGTTGGGAAAGTATACGCTGCGCGGCTAGCGTTTGGGAAAAGGATAGCGCGGGCAATTGGCGGCATTCTAGTGAGGCCATAACATCATGACATCCTACGCCGTTTACAATTCAATCGGGCAATTCCAGGCACGCTTTTTGACCTGGAGAGGCGCACTACGTTGGGCAATTCGTGAAGGCATGGAATGGTCCGCAGTAATAAGAAAGGAAAACACAAAATGAGCTACAGCAAACTTAGAAAAATATATTGGAAACTCTCTTTGGCATATAGCGCAAACCTAGATGCTAATGGAGAGCCAGAGAATGAAGAAGTATCTGGCAACTTGGGGCAGGCTATGGAGATGATTGATGACTTGATCCAGGGGGTAACAAAATGAACTGCCCACAAGTCTACGCGCTAGGGCTACTCCACGGAGGACTCCTATTAGGATTCGTCTGGCTAGTCTGGCCGAAACGGAAATAGTTTTCCCTCGTCTCCCATCGTAATGGATGGGAGGAGAGGTCAAACCCTATCGGGATGGCCTAACAAACGGCAGCGCAGTCCTAGTGATTGCGCGAATGAATAAGAAAGAGGAATTAAAAATGAAAACTAAAAGGCGCAGCAGGAATCAAATGTTTCTGGAATCCTTGGGGTGGGAGAAAGTTGGTAAGCTTTGGCTCAGTCCTTACACAAGGAATTGGCATAATCTCCAAACAGCTTTGGAGATAGAAAATAGGATTGGCAGAAAATAAACATCCTTCGCCTAGGGTTCAAACCCCAACGGCTTTTCGCGCTTGCTAATAAACGGCAGCGCAGCCTATAAGGACAATACAAAATATGACAGAAGACGAAATTATTAAGGCTTACCTTTCGCGCCTTGGGCGTAAAGGCGGGAGCGTCAAAGGATCTTGCAAGGCTCGCAAGCTTTCGCGTGAGCATTACCAAACGGTAGCGCAGGCACAGCGGGAGCGTTGGCAGAAGTGGCGGGCTGAAAACGGTAGGCCAGCTATCAAACGGTAGCGTAGTGAGTATTGACGGGAGCGTTAGCTTAACGCCCAATCCTGCAGCAGCAGGCTCGGTTTCCTAGCTCCTCAACCTTAAATTTGACCACTGGAAGGTCTCGGGCATCAGCCTTGCTGCGAAGACGCTTAGAAACGGCATTTCTGCTCGATTTTGAGGCATCCTGACGCTTCTTTTTGGCTACCTTTGGCATATTTACCAGTTTTTGCATGACCAATACCGCGCTGTCAGCTTACTGGGAGGCTTGCTGTCACACCCGTGCCTAGCTCTGAAGCTCCTACGCCTATCTGGATTGCTCTTCTTAATAGTCATCTTGGGATCGCCGTAGCGGATGGTCTTACTTTCGCCGCCTTGGCACGCGCGTACCCGAAATTTCTTTGATTCTCCTGGTGTTCTAACTGGTCGATTGCAAGGCAATTCTTTCATTATGCTTTCACCACTGTTAGACCTCTAAACTTGAGTCCATTCTTTATTGCAACAGACAAATTACCGACTGACTTGCAGTCTCCAAATGTTTCGAGCAAAAAATCTTTTTGCGAATTGTAGTGCTTGCCAAGCTCAATACAAAATAATTTCATTTGTCTTGCCTTGTTTGCAATAAGGTATTTTTTTCTTTTCGTAACGATATTGTCTAAATTTATACTAATTGTAGCATGGCTACTGAGTCCAGTTATTTTAGCTATTTCTTTCATGGTCATCCCAGATTCATATAGGCTTTTCCATTTTGCGAATAAATGAGAGTATTTGCTAGGCTTGCCAGCTTTTCGACCACCCAGAGCAACATTGTAGGAATTCCCAGACCTTATCCACTCTTCATTTACAATCTGAGCCTCCATATTGTATGCATCATTGGCATTGTCAAAAGTTTTTAGTATTTCTTTACTGAAGTTTTCGTATTTATACTTTGCAACTGCTTGCACGAATGGCGATTTAATCTTTAATGCCCTTCTTTTTGCCGAAACATCAGACACAACTCCGCAACCTATGTAGTTATTTGGTATTTTTTTGGCCTTGTGAACCCCAACATAAACCTTTCCGTTAACAGCGCATGTTGTTTTGTAGACATACCAAAAATAACCAAGGCTATCGCATGTCATCATCTACCTCATCGGTATCCCAAACGCTAGGGCAGGCATCGTGGAGCGATTGTAGTGCCTTCTGGTGGCCTTCAAAGAATCCCGACAGCCTCTTGACCTGCTCGGTAAGACTATTCCACTGCACTTCGAATACTTCATAGGAGCAGTTGGCATTCATATCATCAACCAATTGACCTAACAAGCGTAAAACGCCGTGTAGCTGGGCGTTCTCTCTCTGAAGCAGGGCAATAAACTTATGTGCCACCTTCAGTTGCTCTCTATCGTGGTTCAAACCCGCCCTTCTTGGCTTTCATCATGCGCCACACCTTGGGGCTGATGGTGCTTTTAGATTTAGGACGGCTAGTGCCAGCCTTGCGTCTGGCGTTAATGTTTGCATATAGACCTGGCTTGCTGTTATTCATTTCACGATTGTACCACACCCACCACCTGATAACCAACTTCGTTCCTTGGCAGGTGCGAGCGTGTCCAGCCAACCCAACCAGCCCAGCCCAGCCCAGCCAGCCCTGTTTGTTCATTTAGGAGAACGCTACGGAAATAGCGTAGCGTAGTAGGGACAGGACGGACTAAGGAGTCCTGTTCCTACTTTTCCTTCGCGAATTATTCCTTATATATATAAGGAGTCTGACTGCTCAAGGAATGATAGTGTTTTGAAAGTGGATTAGAAAGTGGTCTGATTGGCAATATACAAGCCGCTGTCAGACAATATCTTGTTGGCTTTGTGAAGGCGTTTTAGATACCTATAAAACGTGCTTTCCGATACTTCCAACTTTTCGATGATATGACGACATAAATCACCCGCCTGCCACTGCTTGCTGCCCATCTCGGTTAAGAACCTTTTATCGTCAACCGCCTTGTGCGCGCCTGGTTTCTTTAGCTTGTCGGGGTTGAGTGCAAAGTTGGCTTGGAACAGCGGGTAATGCCACTGAACGACAAAGCTATCTACTGGCGGGAAGTTACGCAGTGTGATGTCACAAGTGTAAGTCTTCTCATCCTCCTCGTGGGCAGTCAGAACGACCAAGGTATCTGGATTACGGGCGAACACGCCCGACCCACTGAAGCGGTCAATCGACTCCGCACCCGACTTGTTACCCTTGCTGAAGTGGTGTGAGAGGATGATCGAAAGATTGTGTCGTGTGGCTAGATACTCAAACTCATTCATCAGACTTGACATATCACCCGCGCTGTTCTCATCTCTCTCACCCATCAGCATATAGTTAGGGTCAAGGATGATCGCTTGGTAGCCCTTACCTTCAATCTGCTTCTCGATCATAGGACGGATGAGAGTTAGGTCGGCAGCGTGACCTCGGAGCGTCCACACATCAAAGTCATCGGCCTTATCTTCTAAACCTTTGGCTTTGATAACATCAGCTAACCGATTGCGGAACGACCACTCTTGGATCTCGAAATTGATGAACAGCACCCGCGACATCTTGCACTGCTGTCCCCACCAAGGCACGCCAGCGTGTAACGAAAGGGCTAGGTCGATGAGTGACCAACTCTTAAACGCCTTGCTCCCTCCGCCCAGCAACATCTTCCCGCCTCTGTGCAGCATTCCCTCAATTAGTGTCTCTGGTGCGGGCAAGTCTTCCTTAACAAGTTGTGCATAAGATTTGATCGGCGGCCACTCGTCCGTCTTCGGTTTGATACCAAGTGCTACTGCTGGCTCTATCATTTTCCTCCTTTGCAAAACCATAATAGGCTTTGCATTTTGTCTTCTCTCTTTGCCCCAGGAATCCTAACGGGTTGGCTGGGTTTGAATGTTGCAGGATCGCATCCTAACGGAATAAGAAAAGCTTTTAACTGTTCCACCCATTCGTTCTTAGGTGGCATCTCGAACCAACCATGCAAGCTCTTTCCGCCAGTATTAACAACGGCGTGTAGTTTCATGCTGAACAAGTCACGCATCAATTGGAACACCGCGCCCATCTGTGGCTTTGTAAGCACGTCCGACTCGACAACCAAAAATATCCTATCCTCAACCGTATCGTTGGATCTGCTGACTGTGCCTTGCTTGTAGCTCGCGCCAGTTGTGTACTGCCCGATTGGCTCATCCAGCTTCTTCCACTCGTAAGCGGTGCGGAAGTTCTGCGGATGCTTCCCGCTATCTGTGACGTTACCTATCCAGATGTTATCGACGGCGTTGAACAGAGATAGGAACAACTGATAGTCCTGCGCTGGATCGTCAAGTTTGGTCGGGCTTTCCTCGTACATATCCGCTGGGTCCCAATTGTAGTGCGTTAGGTAGCGTTGCTTGTTTGACTCAGCAACAGTCTTAATCCTATCCAACACCTCTGAGTGCGGGTCTTTCTTGATGACCAGCTTGGGTACGGCTGTACCACCAGACATAATGTTGACTGGCTTGTAAAGAACATCGCTGGATATAGCTCGGCGCAACTTGCGGTTAGCCTCATCACGATACGGCGTGCAGGAAGTATGCCAGCAGAATATAGTCGGCGCGCCATCTACGAACACCGTTGTATCTCTGATGCGAGTGTGGCTGGTATGCGCAGCCTCGCCTGGACACTTGCACAGCCCGTGATTCTCGGACTGCCAATCCACTTGGCCTACGATCTCTTCAGCTTGCCGTTGTGCTGTTGTCATAAAAATTCAAACTGGCTCTGATTCAAGGGGTGGACACACTGAGGAAACGCCCGATGCAGGATCTCCCTGCACACCACAACGCCAGTTAGTTATTTGCTTTCTAGTTCTATTGCTTTTTTGGATGCCTCAACAATATCCTGCGCTGTTATATTCCGCAGAGCATTGCACCAGTATTGCGTCTTGGGAGTCTTGTTGGTCGCATCCTTACACTTAGCCTGGGGCAACCCAGCGTGCGGACGGCAAGGTGCGTGTGGACAGGTATCGGGCTTGAATACCGACACGTTCTTAGGGTAGAAACTCATACGATCTTTTGGATCGTAGCTGCCCCACAGCGACACACACGGCGTATCCAACCCCGCAGCCATGTGATTGACTGAGCTATCGGGCGCAACAACAAAGTCAGCCCCGCTGATAATCGGGAACAGCGAACGCACAGCCTTGGTGCAGTTGAATAGGTCAATCACTCGCGGATGATCCACCTTAAAGTTGTTTGAGTTATCCAGCCCGATAATCACAGCGTGATGTTTGGGGTAAGCCTCAAGCAACGCCAGCACCGCTTCCTGCCCCATCGTTGGCGGGTAGGTGCGGGTCGGACCGCTGGACGAAACGTGATAGGCAAAGAACGGACTAGGCAACGGCCACTTGCCCATCGCCTTTAGCTCTTCGTGGTCTGGCTCGATGAGATGTAGGACTGGCTTACAATACTTAGCCATCGTCTTCTCATCCCAAACACCCATCCACTCGTAGATGCGCTGGTAGCAGTTGCCACCGCCAGTGCCTAGCTTCGTGTTGCCAACCTGTCCGCTGAATAAATCATCCGTTGGCAAGTGAGCATCGAAAGAATCCCAAGCCTCCAGCGATGCAGGCAACGGCCACAGCTTTGCCCCCAGCCCAGCGTAGAGAGGCAGGTTGCGAGCAGGTGCGTAAACTTCCACAACCCCACCCGACTCTTGCACCAAGTAATTGACGAAGGCAGTAGCGATGATCGCGTCACCAATTGCACCAGCGCGGTAGACGGCTGTTGCACCACCAGCAGCGCGCCCTTTGTAGTACGGCTTGATCTTGTGTGGGCAAGGGATTGAATCGCCCCAGGTTGGTCCAGTTAGCTCATCGGGCAGCACATAGGTAGTGCGCGGGTAAAGCATATTATCATCGACCTTGTGAATTGCGTTTGTGTTATTTGTCCATAGTTTCATTTGGCCTGCCTTTCTATTTAGTTTTTTCTACTGCGTCAATCCTTTCCCCAATCCAAGCCATGCACGGCACGGCCATTGAATTACCTAGCGCCTTGTAGCGTGGCCCGTCTGGGCATTGATCCGCTGGCTTGTTACGCCAAGAGATCATCGTGTGATCGTCTGGAAAGCCTTGGAGTCGTTCACATTCTCTTGGTGTGAGCCTGCGTACTGCCATCCGATCCGTCGGATTGATGACTCCGCCAGAATGCTCAATGCTAGAAGCTCCCGATCTAAGCGTTTGCGATTTAACTCCCAATGCTTGATTGTAAATATCGACTGCGACTGCGTGGCTATGTCCCTTTGTAAGCGTAAAAGAGGGATCACCATCGTTGCCATGCCCTTTACCTCCGCTTGCATGACCTTCAGTCATGTTTTGTGTATCAATAGGAAAAGCGACCGCCACCTGATTGTCCCCCATCTCCTTCCGCAATGTCGGAGATAGTTCTTTAACAAATCTACTCTCGTTGCCCTCTCTGGTTGCAATACCAGGCTCAAAGGCAATCGCCTCCTGCACCAACGGCACATTCCCGCCACCCGTTTCGTATCGTGATACGCAACTAGGAGCAACATCGTGCGGGCCAGTTACTCGGCTGTCGTTAGGGTGGTTTTCATAGAGGGCTTGGCCGTGGATTGGGATGGCTGGAACAAGCAATCTTCCGCTTGTTAAATCCTGATTGCCGATTCCTTTGTAGTCTCTTGCCAAAAGCGTATCAGATGGAGCAGACGGATTATTCCAATGCGATTGGTTAATGGCATCGTGAACTGCCTTAATCTCCATCAATGCTTCGTCACTGCTTCCTCCTCGACTTCCTTTGCATTGGGTGATTGTTGGACTAACTCCAACGCCTGCCTCAACATTGGTGGCAACTCCTTGCCTCGTTTCTCGGCTCGGCGCAGGATTCCGGCGCACGCTTTCGGACTCAAATAAAACCTTCGCGGCAAGGTTCCTTTTTCCAAGATATGCGACAACGAACACACGCCTGCGTCTTTGGGCCACTCCGAACCATTGAGCGTCCAAGACTCGGTATGCCCACTCATACCCCAGCTCCCCCAACGCTCCGAGGAAGGAACCAAAATCTTTTCCTCCGTTAGATGACAAGACACCAGGGACATTTTCCCAGACAAGCCATCGAGGTTTGAGACGTTCAGCGATTGCAAGGTATGTAAGCATAAGGTTGCCTCTTGGGTCTTTGAGTCCCTGCCTAAGTCCCGCAACTGAGAAGGATTGGCAGGGCGTTCCTCCGACCAGAAGGTCAACTGATCCGCTTTGTATATTCCATTGTTCATATTTACTCATATCTCCTAAGTTTGGTACTTTCGGCCAATGATGCTTCAGCACCGCTGACGGAAATGGCTCTATTTCTGAAAACGCAACTGGCTCCCATCCGATAGGCTCCCAAGCCTTAGACGCTGCCTCAATGCCAGAACAGACGGATAGGTATTTCATTCCTCACCCACCACTTCCTTACACACCAGGCTGGCTGCATCGACCATCGTTATAATCTGGATCATATCTATCGCGTGTCCGTGAGTCGCGCGATCCCTCTCAACCGCAAGCTTATTGCGTGCAATGAGAAGGATCTCTCGCGCCCACTTGAGGCGATCTTTAGCCTCGACTTGCATTACGAACCAGACCGCATCCGAAACTTACGTGGCTTACTCTTGCCTGCTGCGGATAGGGCAATGGCAATCATCTGCTCGCGTGAGCGAGGCTTACCGCCTGCTCCACGCTCGCTACCCTTCCTGCGGTTATCCCTAGCCAACTCACTCATATTCTTCGATACGTTTTTACCTAGTGGCATTGTGACCTCCTATGCTGTTTCTTCACCAACAACGTCATCCCACGTTGCTTCTTCTCCGTGCCAGACCTGCGGTTGCGAGCGCAACCATTTAGGCTTGTCACCTGGAGTGGTGAAACTTGATTCATTCCAAAGAACATTATTACCTGGAACAGCCGTGATTCGTCCATTGTTAAGTGCGATGAAGTGGTGCGACTTAGTTTGCTGTGGAGACATTGAGAACCCATCTCCGTAAGGCTCGGCTGTGAACATATAGCTTCCAACCTCCCAAGTCTTCTTGCTGGCGATCCAAACCTTGCAAGACAACCCCATCAAATAGTCGTACTCAATCGTTGTAAAGTTCCAGCCAAAACAATCCCAGCGTTGCGCATCGTTAATGTCCCAATCCATAATCGCCACATCGCCGTGCATCAAAGCGTGAAGAGGTAAGCCTCGATACAGCGCACCACATTTAAGCATCACAGTGCAACCCCATGCTCGTCCAGGTATGGCAGTCAGCCCAAACCACACAGCATCCCCTATCTCTTCATTCTCTCCATCCGACACAAAGGTCAAGTCAACCTTGACGTAGTGATGGCGAGGCAGGTTTGCAGCGTGGATCATTTCCAAGCAGGTCCAGTAAACCAGGCCACAAGCACCCAGCGCGTTCCCCATATAGGCGCACGCGCACGATGCTCGATATAGGATGGAAACCAGCAACCTGCTCCTTGCTCGCGGACGAACTGAGCGTTCTCCATATCATCCTTAACCTGCAACCCACCACCAATATACTCCTCTGGTGCGGATAGGTTCACCACAGCAGTCAGCTTGCGGTCAGATCCAGTATAGGTATCGAAGTGCCATTTGAAACGCTGGAACGGACGATAGCGAAGCACCTGCAACTGTTGGATGCCCTGGATGTCGAAACGCCATTGCTCGGCATTGATGCCTTCCGTAATCTCTCGCATCACATTGTAGATCCACTCGTAATGTTTGGCGAAAGGTATCCAGCACGATGAGCAGGTTCGCGTACGCGATACCGTACGGGTCACTCCATCCTTCGACAGCACAGGCGCACGCTTCATCCCGATCACTTCTGCATCCTGGCGCAGCATCTCGCACTGCGTCCTAGTTAGGACGTAGCGATCTACTGAAGCGGTTAATACCTTCTGCTTAAACTCGGTCATTTGAGTTCTTCGCATAGTTCCAGCAACG